CTCTGCAATGAATGGTCCAGGATTGAAGATCAACCACCTCGTGGCGATTTGTATGAAGTTGATCGTTATTTTTTAGACCTCTGGAAAAATCGATGAACCATATAATTATTTCGGCAACAATTTTATTTTTTTCAATCTCAGTATTAATTATTTGGGGACTAACAAATGGATACCCTAGTTGACACCATTCCATTTATTTTAATTGGATTGGTCTGCTCCTTGGGAGTAATTCTTTTTTTCTTATCGATTATAGAACTATGAGTACTGTATTTGTATTTGCTTTCATAACATTGCTTGTTTTTGGTATGGAATTAACATGGCCCATTCGCTATAGAGGAAAATGACACATGTCCTAATGGTTGTTCGATATGTTATGGAGACTCCCTGGTCTTTGGGACTCCTATCAATGATCTTAATAGTCGTTCCTATCATAGGAATGGATCTTGTACATAAATATAAATGGGAACACTGGGAACCTTTTACGAGGAAACATAAATGAATCCAGTAATTTTAATCGGTTGTTTTACACCGCTGGTTTTAATTTTTATAGTAATGAAACTTGCTGTTTGGGTATCTGCTGTAAATTCAGAAACCGATTATGTCAGAAAAGAACCTTTACGAAAACGAGGACCCTTTGTGGCAAATCCGTATGCAGATGTTGACGAAGAGGAAGAGGAATATGGAGATCGCACGGATTATAGATGATGCTTTATATAAATATTATACAATTGAAAATGGAAAACCTGTACCAGATTGGAAAATCTGTAGAGATCCAGATTGGTGGAAAGAGTACCTAAACAGTCTAGGAATAGACCCTAAGAATCCATGACCGACGATGAAGAATCAGGTAAGAATTATTCATATGATTTTACTATAGAAGATGTACATCTTCTATATGTTTGTGTGAGTAAAAGATTAGAGACTTGGCCTGGAGGTCATCCATTTGAACAAGAACATCTTATTCATTTAAAGAACGAACTATATAAAGGTGTATTAGATTTTAAATTTAATTATCTATGAATTTATTATTACACCCACATACTAATGTAAACGATCCTGTGTGGTCGGTTATTTTTATGGTTTTTCTTTCTCTCTGTATGGCGTGTTATACCATCTACTATATACTAGGTATTGATGAAAAGGAGATCAAACATGGGAGCAATGACACCCCCGAGCAGGAAGAGTTGTTACAACTTCCGAGTGACTGAAATTAACAGAGTTCTTGATGGTGATACTATCGATGTCACTATTGATCTTGGATTTGATTTATACAAGAAAGAACGAGTCAGAGTTGCTGGTGTTGATACGCCAGAAAAAAGAACGAAAAACTTAGAGGAGAAGGCTCTTGGAATCGACGCAACAAATTGGCTCAAAGAAAAACTCGAAGGTACTTTGGCTGGTGATGATGAGTTGTCTGTTAGGACTGAACTTGTTGGTGGCGTCGGTAAATATGGGCGTCTTCTTGGTTGGCTTTACATTGGGGACGACAGTGTGTCCCTTAACGAACAAATGATTGAAGAAGGTTATGCTCATGCATATGATGGTGGCACCAAGGATATGAATCTCGAAGCACTTCGTGTCATTCGTAGATCCCACGGGACACTCGTTGAATAAAATTAAAATTATACTAATTATCCCATGAAACAAAGAATTTTAAAAGCACTTAAAGCAAATGCTTTGGGTAATATCGAAAAACATAAAGTAAATATTGAAATTTATATGCACAATGCAGTAGGTATTGGTGAGCATTCAGATATAATGTCTGCAGTAGAATCGGAGATTGATAAAATATCTCATTTTCATGACCAATTAGAAGTAATTGAAAAATATTTAGAGTGATACTGATACATAATGTAGTTGTACAACTACCTTTATGAAGTTCTTTTTTACACTACTTGCTACACTTTTTCTTGCTGCTCCAGCATGGGCAGTTGATGTTACAATGGGATCAAATGGTAATTTAATTTTTGAACCAAATGACATTACAATTTCAGCAGGAGATACTGTTCATTTTGTGAATGGTATGTTACCTCCACATAATATTATTGTTGAAGGTCGTGCTGATCTCTCAAGAGAATCATTGATGTTTAGTCCTGGCGAGTCACAAGATATTACTTTTGCTGACGCTGGAGATTATGATTTCTTCTGTGGTCCACACCAGGGTGCTGGTATGGTGGGAAAAATCCACGTCTCTTGACATTCTGACCCAGACCTCCTATAATATGGAGGTCCACTTATTGGAAAGGTGGTCGAGTGGTTTATGGCACTGGTCTTGAAAACCAGCGATGTGAAAGCATCCGTGGGTTCAAATCCCACCCTTTCCGTGTCCTTCGACTGATTTCAAATGAAAATCAATCTGTGGTATTCTCAATCTCAACGTCAATGGAGATGGTCACTATGTGATGATAGTGAAGCTATGAGACAAGAATCTGGTCAAAGACCGTTTCTGAGGGATGCTATGAATGACGTTGCAGATACTGTAGAATATATGCTACAATGTAAACAACCCGAATGAGGGAGGGTCCTCCTTGAGGATACAATTTTATGAGGATTATGATTAAAACAATTTTAGGAATGAGCATTCTTGCTGCATCAGTTGCAATTACACCTAATGCAGAAAAAGATGTTCCGACAACTCAATCAGAACCAATTGAAATTCCAGAGGTTGTACAAAAACCTGTTTGGACGTGTCCTGATTGCACACCAGAAGAGAAGTATGTTCTTGGACAACTACAAGAACACACAAGAATTACTGATCGTAATGCTCTTGCTACGATCATGGGTAACATAAAGCAAGAGAGTAAGTTCATCTCCAACATCTGTGAAGGTGGTGCTCGTGTCTCCTATACCGAATGTAAGGTTGGTGGGTATGGTTTGATCCAATGGACTTCTATCGGTCGGTACAAAGGTCTTGGAAACTTCTGTGCTAAGTATGTTTGTGACCCTAGTAGTTTGGAAGGTCAAACTCGGTGGATGATTAACGAACCTATCTTTCAACGTGCTCTTCCTATATTTGAAGGACATGATCAAAGTATTTCGTATTATATGAAACCTGCTTATTACTGGTTGGGTTGGGGTGTTAAAGGTTATAGAGAAACTTATTCATATGATTACACTAAAAAAATGGTATTGGTATGATTAACGACTGGCGTTACAGCGACGAAAAATTAAAGACAAGACAACAAGCTTATTCTATTCTTCTCTCTCGTTTTGGATCTCAACTTGACACCAATGGTGAACCAATATATAGTATGGAATCAATCACGGGATGTGCTCATGATTGGGTTTCTCAAGGAAATGTTAGATGCGATGGTATTGTAAAATACTTTGAAGCGTATTACATATGAAATCTAATCTTTCACAATATGATTTTGGTGGACTTGACAGAAAACCTGAAAATGTGTTAAGATTGATCAGTGAGTTAGAAGGATCTTATCAACTCTGTAAATGGATGGGGTTTGAAGAAGATATGAATACTATCGATGAAATGAAGAAACCTTATTACAAACTTTATTTCAAACTCAAAAAAGAACTTAAGACTCAGTAGCTCAGTGGATAGAGCAACTGCCTTCTAAGCAGTCGGTCGTTGGTTCGACCCCAACCTGAGTCGTTCAATCCTCTATAGCTCAGTTGGTAGAGCAGGTGACTGTTAATCACCCTGTCCCTGGTTCGAGTCCAGGTGGAGGAGTCGCTCGAATAACTCAGTGGTAGAGTGTCTCCTTTACACGGAGGGTGTCGGGGGTTCAAATCCCTCTTCGAGCATTAGTATCATTTATACTATGAACAAAGAAAAAATCAAAGACAATCTACACGAAATTCACCTAGAACTAGCTTATCTAAGAGCTATGATAGAAAATGTTAGTAATCAGATGCAAGAATTGCGGGATGCAATTGGAGAGTCATCCAACAAAAACGAGAAGTTGCCGGTGCCACAATTGTACGAGCATCCGTGGTACAAGTATAAGCGGGAACAACTTATCATTAGTGGAGGTAGTGAGCGGGATACCTCAGAAAAACAAGAAATCTCACTCAATCTTTAGTGAGGAAGATCTTTTGTATCAAGAAAGCAGACGCAAAAGAAAAATTAAAAAACTTAATTTTGAAGAAAGGTAACTAACTATGATTAACTTAGATGAAAGATACCACTCGTATCTTAACGGAGACAAAAAATTTCGCATTGACGATAAAGAAGAAACCGTAAAAGGGTATGGATTTGAATGTAATGGATCATCTATAGTTGGTTATTATGTATTGACAGAAAACCATAAATTATACTATAATCTTAACGAGCAATTTACCAGACTGGAGAAAATTAAATGAAAATCTTTCTAGACACTGCTGACTACGAAGCAATTTCTGAACGCTATGAGACTGGTCTAGTCGATGGTATCACTACAAATCCTACACTAGTTCGTAAGTCTGGTGTAAACTACCTTGATTTTATTAAGACACTTGCTTCTGAATTTCAGTTTGAAAGTATTTCTGCTGAAGTTGATGGTGATACTGATGTAGAAATGATTCGTAATGCCCAACAATATATTGAGGTTGGACAAAATGTTACTATCAAATTGCCTCTCACTAAAGATGGGTTATCTGCATGTAAAGTTCTTACTGATGATGGTATTGAAACTAATGTTACCTTGTGCTTCAGTGCTGCTCAGGCAATTATGGCAGCGAAGGCAGGTGCCACATACATCTCACCCTTTGTTGGTCGTCTAAACGACAATTCTATTAGTGGAGTTGAACTTGTTCGTGCTATCTCTGGTCTGTATTGTACTCATGGTGTACGTACCAAGATTCTTGCTGCCAGTTTGAGAGATGTGCATCATGTATCTCGTTGTTTCCTGTATGGTGCTAATGTATGTACGTTGCCACCAGCTGTATTCGACAAGATGTATACTCATGTCTTGACTGATGCAGGACTTTCTATTTTTGAAGAAGACTTCAAGAATATTACTTGACAAGTGTTTGTTCCTGCACTATAATAAGGGACATCCAAACGGGGTGTAGCGCAGTTTGGTAGCGCGCTTGCTTTGGGAGCAAGATGCCGCAGGTTCAAATCCTGTCTCCCCGATTTATAATTATTAAAACATGGAAGTATTTACTATCAAAGAGTTTCAGGAAAACTGGGATGAACTAATGAAGAGAGTTGAAAACGGAGAACATCTTGGTGTAATTAACGAAGATGGTAAAGCAGCAGTAATGATGCCAGCGGATGATGAACTCATACGCATATACACAGAACACAACAACGAAGGATCTTAAGGGACTGTCGCATATTGGTTAATGCTCTCTGCTTATAACGGGGTAAACTGGGTTCAATTCCCAGCAGTCCTATTGGGGGATTAGCAATCTGGTGAATGCACCGAACTCATAATTCGGCTAAGGTGGGTTCAATCCCCTCATCCCCCATCAACTAAATATTTTATTTCTGCCACTTTAGCTCAGTTGGATAGAGCAGGTCTTTTGTAAAGATCAGGTCACCCGTTCAAGTCGGGTAAGTGGCTTAGTCTCGGAAAGACTTTAAAAGTGCCCTGGTCGGTGAAGGTCCCCCTTCAATCCCGAAGTCATGGAGAGACTTAAAAAACCCTGGTGCGGGTGATTACGTTACCGCCTGGTTTCTTGTTTCCAGTAAAAAAGCAAGTGGTGGATCCACTTCGACCCC